TCTCATATTTTCTTGTAATTCACTCATTATTTTTCTTCCTTTTCTAATGTGTCAATTTCGAAAGATTCTAATTCTCCATGAAATGCCATTGATCCTTCCATTCCCCATTCGTTGCCACCATCATCAGTTCCGAACATCCAAATTGCTTTTTCATATCCATGATCATCTGTTTCTTCATAATCATCAAATTCAATATCAAATGGTTTACTTCCATCTATACTAACTGTTATTGTAAGATTTGTACCACTTCCCATTTTTGTATTTTTCAATTCAATTCTTGGTTGATAGTTTTGATTATCTTTATATTTTAAATCAGTACGAACGTTTCCATCTTTGTCTTTTAAAACTTCTTTTACTATATTGCCAATTTTATCAGCTTGAACTTTATGCTTTTTTGAAGCACCTTTGAGTGCTGTCTCTATATCTTTTAATTCTTCTTCTTCTTGATCAGTTACTGCTTCTTGTGCCTTTTTCTTTTTATATTCATTTTGCACATCTTTTAATGTAGGTAAAGATCCGTTTGCTCTACGTTCCCACGCATATGTTTCTTTTAATAAGTTTTTTAATTTAATCATGATAGTATTTTCTTTATTACATATATAAATATAGTTAAAAATTAATTCTTTTAAAGAATACCAAATCTACTCTACGATAACCATTGTCGTCCGTTAATAAAAAAGAATTTTCAAATGCATCCCATGGTAGTATCATTGTTTTATCTAGTATACCATTGTTTAAATCTTTGATAACTTCATTTAATGCATTGACTGTATACAATGTGTTAGTTTCTTTTTTTCTGTGTATTGATATTGTATTTTTACCTCGATATCCGTTATCTTCGGCATTGAATGTGCAATACAGATCATTTCTATTTTCATAGTTTGCAAATACAAATATTCTATTTTCTGGAATTTCGAAGTTTTGCTTGATATATTCTGTAACTATGTCTAAGTTTGTTTTATGTGCAAATGTGCACAATAATTGTGTCCTCACTTCTTATCCTTGCCTTTGTAAATACTCATATCCTTGAGATGATGGTATATTTTTTAATACAAATCTATATCTTCCTTGTGATAATGTGTCAATTACAAAATTAGTTGGTAATCCAATATGCGGTTGCGGATCCCTATAACTATACCAAATTAATCCTAAAATATCATTAAAAAATTGATCTTTTATCTTACTTAAATCAAATAGAAAATTTCGTGGATTTTTTACAAATTCATGTCTTTCTAATCGATTAAACCATATGACTACATTTGTATTAATATTATCGACCGGATCACCTATATCTATTGCTGCTCTAGTTTCTTCACCAGATGATAATTCTATTTGTTCTACGTCGTCATCTGATATCCAATATGATTTTTTATTTCCTGCAGTATTAACTGTTAATCTTGTATCTTTAACGTCTGTGTCTAATTTTGTTTTATAAAATACTTCGTGTAATTCTTTAAATCCTTCATACCAATTATGCATTGCAGATTTTTTCCATTCAAATGAAGCTAATTTATCTGGATCGATAGCTGCTTCAAATCTTGTTTCAAATATTCTAATTAATTTTTTTAAGTCTTCTGCAGATTCTTTATCGACTAGATGTTTTAAAGATTCATAAGGATCTCCAATATTTGAAATAGTATTTACTATATCTTTATAAAAATCTTTTATTTTATTTGTTAACTCGAATTTATTAGCAAATCCTGCTGCAGCTGGATCAAACTTGCCTGATTTTAATTCTTTAACTTCCCATTCTCCGTTTGGCATTACAATATCTTTAGTACGAGTGCCGCCTGGCATTGAATCTTTTACTCCTAAAAGAATAGATATTTCACCATTTCCCATTCCACCTCTTGGTTTTTTTTCAATAATAGTAAAAAATTCTTTAAATACTTGCCATCCTTTGCTAACAAATGATTCTATGGTATGAGTTCTAAAATTTTTGTTAAATAGTGTTTGGTCGTTTGGAGATAGACTATTGTATATACCTATAACTTGTCTTATTATATCTGGAGATAGTTTTAATTCGTTAGTTAGTATAGATTCAACTGATGTAGTTTCTTGTTCTGGTTCTTGCTCATATAACCCTTTTGCTTGATAAATTGTTTGATCAATTTCTTGCTCAGAAAGCATATTGGTTTCTTGTAATACCGTACGAAGAACTTCATAATCTGATTCTTTAGTCGGATATCCAGAATCTAATTGATATGTCCATTCATTAATAATTTTATTTATCATAACTTGAAGTCATTCATTTTACTATAAATATTGCCTACTTTACATTTAACAGGGAAGTTCTCTCCTTCTAAACATGTTTTTATATTTGGTAATATTTGTTTAGCTTCATGAATTGGGACATCGAATAGAACAGAATCATATGTATACAATATAATACATGTTTTATATTCTTTCAACAAATATGATAATTGATTTAATCGATTTACAGTAAACTCTGTTTCTAAAGCTTGTAAATAATAATTAAATAATTTATTTTGATTCATGTCAGACAAATTATCTTTACTTAATACTCGTTTTAAAATTGGAGTTTTTATATATCCATTACGTTTCCACTCATTCCATAACGAATAGACATATTCATTTACTTGTTTAAAAAATGGAATCTTTAAAAATTCTTTTTCAATATGACCATATAACAATCTAAATGTTATTTGTTTACTCTGTTCATATTGATCAGATGTTAATGTTTCAGTGCCAAAATAAAATTTACCAAAATATGTGTGAATAGATCCAGCTGGTAATTTATATCCGATTAATTGAGCTATTAATCTTACATGATATGCATCAAAATCAAATTCAACTAATGCACCAGTTTCAAATCTACTACAAAAAGAATCTCTTGTTCCATCTTGTTTATTCATTGCTGCAAAATTGAATCCACGAAATGCATTCGAAGGCCGGCCTGTAGTTGTATGATAATGATAATTTGAATAGACTTTGTTGTTAGTAATTAACTCTTTCATTTTAAAAGAATCATTAACTTGTATCCCGTTAGATTCAATTTCAGCAAATATTTTTGGATACTGTGTATTAAATTGTTTGTATGATTCAGTTAATTTAGAATTAACAATCATTGGCATTGCATACTTTCGTATTTTTTGACACATTTGAGCATGCTTCATTATTGGAATAATTGTATTAACATATTGTAAATTTGTATGTCTCCTCCAATAAAAAGTGTGAGCTGACGTATAATAATGATTATCATCATATGATTCTCCATATGTATACCACCAAAGAGTTTTAACATCATAAACGTTATTATTTCCGCCCATTTGTATCCATAACTTCTTGTCATGTACAAATATAGATTCAAGACTTAGAACTTTGTGTAGGAGCTCTCTAAATCCGGCTAATTGTTCAGTATGATGTATAGGAATAATGAATTCAATTTCGTTACTAGAATATATGTATATACAAGATATTTTATTAATAGAAGAATGTAATAGATGATCCATTAATATAGGAATAACTAATACATATTCTGAATCTTTAATACTTTCTAATAACGAATCTAGTTCTTGCGAGTCATCTATTATTATCATACATTAATATAATAATTAATTTTTTTGAAATTTCAAAATTAATTTATATTTGATGATATTGAATATGTAGTATCAGTATAATATTGAGAATATGAAGGAAAATATTTTAATAACTCTGGCATTTTTTTTGCTTTTTGTCGAACTTCAGAAATATTTTGCTCTACAACTCCAATTTTTGTAACTAATCCTATGTTAATTGTATTAACAGGCCCAGTAATGACCCATTTTATAGTTGCTAATTGATATAAGTTGTTATCAATTTTTTTAGTTTGATATAATTTTAAAGTATTTAAATCAATTTCTATTAATTTTTGATCTGATACGTTTTTTAATATATAACGAGTAATACTTTTATTTTTAATATCTTTATTTGTTATAGATATTTTATAATTTGATGGAGTTTGAAATCTTGTTTTTAGCCTAGGTTTATTTAATTTAAACAATCTTATATCTATAGATTCTGTTTCGTAAGGAATAAGAATTTTAGATTTGTTTTTATTATATTTGCTTTCAGTATAAATTTCTCCAGTTAAGTATTTATGATATAATCCAACATATTCAACACGATTTTCAGTCATATACTGTAATCCTGATGTGTATTGATCAGTTATAATTTCTGCGGGTGTATAATATTGTTTCTTTCTCATTATATTATTGATTCGCTTCTTGCTCTAGAACTACAACTAATAGTTGTTGTCCATTCTCCTGTTGCTGTTACTTGATGTGTTACTTTGTCTATATTAAATACATAATCTTTATTATATTTTTTTGGTAATCCTCTAAATTGTAATACATCTCCAAATCTAAAACCATTAATACCATCTACTATAAATTCTAATGTATATAACCATCTTGGTTTTTGTTGATCTAGTGCATCTTGTAAACTAGGTGCTGAATATTGTACATAATTTTGTAATGCATCTTGTAAATTATCTATCAGCGATGTATCATATATATTTGTTGTAAATTCAGATTTTGCAATATTTAAAGCTTTTACTACAGCTGTGTTATTTTCTTTCCATTTTAAACTTTCTGATAATCGATCTGTATTAGAAATTGAAATAAGATATGGATTAAATGATGCTACTCGATCGGGAGATATATTTTTAGATCGAAATCCCATTAATAAATTTTTGTATTTATCAGGAATATCATATCCAAGTTTTAGTCCTCTAACTACAGATCCTTGAGTTGCACTAGAAAATACTGGTATTTCAAATTCAGAAACTACTTTATCTGGACCTAAATAATTTTGATCATAATATAATAAAACGCTGGCCAATTCTGGATGAAAGATTAGTCCTGGTTGTATTGCATATCCTAATTGTTTTTTAATTTCTGCAGAAATAGCAATCATAAAATTTTTTACAGTAAATGGTTTAGTATCTTCTTTTCGTAAATTATCTTCTATTTCAGTTATTGTATCTAATGAAATTAATATTCTAGACAAACATCCAAATTTTGTAGTTGCAATTGGAATTGTTTTCTTTTTAGATTTTTGATTTTTTTTCTTTTTCTTTGCAGGATCTTTATCATCAGTATGGTAAAATCCTTGTACATTGTCTATATTGGTTATATCTGGATAATAATTATATGTAACAGAACCTTCAATACCTAGTCCAGCATCTAAAGTTGTGCTATCGGCTATATCAATTCCTCCTACTGGAACAGCTCCGGCTGTTGGAGCTAAAGATGGTATATTAGATGAATCATCACTACCTACAGTATTTGTAGTTGATTCATCAAGAAGTAATGGATTATAAATATATTCATTTGATTTTGATATCGTTACATCTCCTTGATATAATAAAATTCTAGATGGAGATGCAGATACTAGTTCTTCATAAAAATTTGTTTTACTTGTTTGATCATTACATGTTATTCTCATATTTGGAACAGTAGTTGGTTTATCTCCTTTTTTTATCGTAGTTGCTGGATTATATAAATATTTTTCTATAAAGTCTATTAGCAAACCTATAGAAATCATAGTATTATATTGATATTTTTGATTATCTGTTGTTTTTGTAATAGGACCATATAACATTACTCGATCTGACTCATTTGGTGTTTTAATTGTAGATAGTTTAAAATGTTGAATAAATCCGTTTGGATAATCTTGTTTTTTTTCGTTAACTTCTTGATTAATTTCTGTTTTTAATAAATCAGAAAATTTTTCTACTTTTAGTTGACCATATGGATTAAATCCAATTGAATTAACATTGATTGGATTTTCGACATCAATTGAAATGTTTGGAACATCTGGATTAGAAAAAAACATTGATACATCTGTATAAACAGCAAATAATGATCTTGTTGACAATACAACTTGTATTGATCCATCTTCTTGATAATCTACTTTAAATCCGTCAACTAATCCATTGAAAATTAATTGATTCATTTTTCTAAATTGATCTAAATCTTCTTTAGTATCTTTATATTGTTGTTCCAAGATTCTTGTTGTATATAATGATTCATCTTTATTAAGTAATGGACCTCCATCGTTTAATACAACATCATCTGGTTGCATTATTTCTACTCTTAATGCACGACCGGGCCTAAAAAACATATCTTCTAAATTGTCTAACATTAAAGGGTCTGGTATAGTTATATTAATAGTAGCTGTATTTATTTTATGTAATGTTTGATCTGCTAATTTGATATCAACGCCTGTAATTACTGGTCCTGTTCTATTTGAATCATTTAATAAATACCCATCTTTTCCTCCAGGTAAATATGATCCATTTGATGAATTAGTTGTTACTTGTTGACCTCCTAATATACCTATTTCTTTACTCGTTGTATCTGATTCATATGCTATTAATCTAACATTAGTTATTTTTTGTAACATATAATCCATAGCTCTAGGAGATCTATCTAGTTTTCCAACTGCAGATCTAGCTAATAATTCTTTTTTTAAACTAGAATTAACTTGTGAATAAAATATATCTCCTGCCATAACGTTTTTAAATTAAATCTTTAATTATATCTAGTGGTGGAATTCTTAAACGAATATTATCTGAAACATATATTGTTCCCTTTCCTACGTTGTTTACTAATCCAATTATCCACCAAAGAGAATCATCATCATAGAATTGTTTAGCTAAATGATCTAGACGTTCGCTTGATGTAGTTACTATATATATATCTCGATCTGATGTTGGTATAGTTGGTAAAAAGCTAGAAGCAAATCTACGCTTTCCAGATTTTGATTTTATTATTGGTATATTTTCATATCTTTTCATAAATTAGATAATCCTTCAAATGCTGTAGTTGCCGCTGCTTTAGCTTCTTTACCAGAATCAAACGCGCCGTTCTTTTTAAATGATTTTTTTAATTGTCGTAAACTTAAATCATCAGCTGATATTTTTGTTGAGTTTGTTGGTATTGAATCAGATAACCAATCATTATTTCCTGGTTTTGGTTGACCTTCGCCATCAAATTCTTTTGCTAATGTATAGAATCTTCCTCCTTTTTGTGGAAGATAATCAGTTAATAAGAATCCAGAAATATTTACATCAATTTTTTTAGGGAGTTGCATATTAGTTGGATCATCTTCAATATTAATTTCCCAAGTTGATTCAGAATCTACAAATGTATAAAAAATACTATTTATTGCAATAGGTTGTTGAACTAATAAGTCTCCTATAGACATACGTAAATATGGAGCTTTCATTACAATTGTATCATCTGAATATTCTGGAGCTGTATATCCAGCTAATCCATTTAATTTTCTATATATAGGCTTTAACTCGTCACGATTTGAAGCATATACTGTAAAGCTTAAATCAAAATTTCTTGAAAATCCTTGATATGTGTAACTAGGATCTGCTCTACCTATAAATTGTACTGGATTCCAATTTGCATTAAATGAATCTGTCATAGAATTTATTATGGCTCTAAAAACTAATACATCATCTACATCACTAGAACCATTAAATAGTTTTGGACCTGTAAAATAAAATTTAACTAAATCTTGAGTTTGACCTATTTTTAACTGATCAGTTACTGATTTTCCAAAAACTTTAACTTGATCTAAAAGGCCAGATACTAGTCCATTTTGTTTCCATTTATATATACTGCTATTACTTCGTTTTCCAAAATCAATAACAGTAACTTTATCTCCTGTAAATTGTTTTGTTGTTTCTAGTGGGTTTATAGTTTTTGTCCAAGCTCCAGTATTTGTATTTAATATCGAAGTAGGATCTTTTAATGTTTCTGCTACATTTAATCCACTTAATGGATTCCAAACAGTTGCAACTTCCGATCGTTGTGTAAAATCTTTTCCAGTTTTTGATGAATAATTAGGAAATCCATAATGTCGCTGCAGATTAAATACTGTATATGATCCGCCTGGCATTAGTGTAGATGCAAGATAAGCTGCTGATGTTGAACTCAAACGTGTTGCAGCTGCAGTGCCGTCAATTCTAATAGATGATGGAGAAAGTCTTTGTCTGAAGTCTTGAAATGTTTCTGAAGGTGGTAATTCTGGATGTGATTTTAAATCTTGAAATGCTAATGTATCATATGTTCCTCTTATTGCAAAGCCATCAAGAATACTACCTAAACCTAAAAATGCCGAAGCTCCTTCTATAAGTCTATTATCCAATTGATTCTGGCCAGATTCTAGTGGATCTATTTCTCGTTGTAAATCATTGTATGCAGTAATTAAATTAATAGATCTACTCTTTTTAGATCCATCGTCATCTAATATTATAGTAGTTGCATCATATTGACTTGTATTTGTATATCCAATTATTTGAGGTCCTTGATTAGTTCCAAATTGTGTTATATCAAAGTTTCCTTTAGTAATAAAATTTTTATATGGAGGATCAGGAATTCCATCACTATTTTGACTCAAATTTGGATTTGTCATTCGAATAGGATATAAGGCGGTACCTAATTGACTTGTATCGATATTAGTCATTATTTGAGCTGGTAATGTATTTGATGATTGATTTAAATCTAAGTTAGACATTATCTGGCCAGGAGATCCATTTGATGATTGTGATATGTCAATTGAATATATAGATGATATTATTCCTGTTGATGATTGCGATGTATCAATTGAATATGGTATTCTTGGTTTACCTTTTCCAGTTTGAGATGTATCAATTGAATAAATTATACTAGGAGTACCTTTTCCAGTTTGAGATGATTCGATTGAGTATAATATAGTAGGAGTACCTTTTCCAGTTTGAGATAATTCAACAGAATATGGAGTTATTTTTTTTACAGTAGGAGAATTAGTTATTTTTGAACTAGGGCTTGTAGATTCAAGTGAAATTGATGTGTCTACATTATGTTGTAGTGATCCAACTCCTGTTTGTGATGTATCTGCGGAATATTTATTAGACTCATTATACTGATTTGCCATTATTCTATTTCTATGTTAATCTGTTTCCAGCTGCTAATTCGATTGAGGTTAATATAGCATCGCCATCAAATTTATTTATTACATTAAATGTCATTCCTTTTAATGCATCTACGATTTCTTTTGATCCGCCGCCGGCTAATTGATTATTTGGTATTATAGTTCCTGCAGATGATGGACTAAATATTTCTGGACCTTGTTCTCCTACTAGATATGGAGTACTCATTGCAACAGGTCCGCCTTTAGCTTTTGGTTTAGCATCATTTGCTTTTAATCCACTTTTTAATTGTTTAACAGTATCGCCTGCAAAGTTTAATGTTCCAGCTACAGTTAATGCACCAACAACCATTTTACCAACTGCTGTCTCATTAATCATATCACTTGCTGATTTTATTATGTCTCCAGCATCTTTTTCTATATCGTCAGCTTTAAATGTTGCTTTTGTCTTATTTATAATAGCTGATTCTTCTAATGCAGTTTTTTTAGAAATACGATCTCTAGATAATATTGTTTCAATTTCTTTAAGAAGTGCATCTTCTTTGAATGATTGTCCTTCTTCGTTTAAATCATTAATTTCTTGTTGTCTTGTATATATTTCTAATAATTTACTAGCTTCCATTCCTAATACATCTGCCATAGCTTCTCTTGCAGCAGGATTAGTTTTAATATCTTCACCATGCTCTTTGATTAATGATCCAATTATATCTAATTGTGTTTCTAAATCTTGTTCAATTGTAGCTCTATTCATTGCAGCTGCTACATTCTTATATTCTTGTGTTTCTAATTTTTTTCCAGTAAATAATTGAAACTGATATGATCCTTCTGTTTGTTTCTGAATATCCAGCATTTGTTCACTAGTTTTATAAATATCATTTAATGTTAATCCTAATTGTTTTGCTTTAACTGTTGTCTTAAAAAATGCATTTGGTGCCATTTGACTGTATTGTGCTAATACATCTGCACTAGTGTTTGAGATTTGTTCTGCAAATATTTGAAATGCTCCTGTAGTACCTTCATCTTGCATTTTAGCAGCTGCTCTAACATATCCTTCGATTGACGGAATCAATTCTCGATTTTGTAATTGAGATAATTGTCTAATTTTAATTGCTTCATCAGCTGATAATCCTATTCGTTCACGAAGTATTTCATTACTGGTTAATAAATTTTTAAAATAACCTGCATGATTTTGATCTAATTTTCCTAAGCCAGGAACTAGTTTATTTATTTCTCCTAGATATTGTTTTGCTGATCTAGTATTAATTTTTAGACTAGCTCCAACTTTATCAACACTCTTAGCTAGTCTTATTGAATTATCAGCATTTAAACTAAATGATTCATTGATTCCTTTTGCTCTTTGTTCAAGTATATCAAAACGTTCTACAACACCTTTAGATGTATTATCTACTAATTGTAATATTGCAATTTGTTTTTCTAATAGTAAATTAAACTTTGCAGTTGCCGGAATAATATTATCAATACTATCTTTAAGATCTGTATATCCAGCTTCGCCTTTTTTAATACCAGCATTTAAGGAGCCGCCAAGAATATCGTTATTTAGCTGAGAATGTTTAGGTAAGTTCTTTAAATTATATATGAATATATTGTATGACAATTTATAAATCCTTTTATATAAATATTTAAAAAGGACCTTTTTCTATCTTTTTTGAAGGCGTATTTATATTTTGTTGTTTTTCCCGTTGTTTTTCTCGATCAATATACATTTTTTCTATTTTTTTGAGGAAAAAATTACGAAGAAATATTGGCATATGGTACAAGGTTTCCCAATCCCATTTACCTTCTCCTAGCCATAACATATCAAATAAATTCGAATGAAGTTGTGGTTTATGCTCCGGCTTCAGGCCAAAAAAGTTCTGGTCCAAATTGAAACCCGGCAGTAAAGGTGCCTCCATCTTCACCCGTAACTTCTATTTCTGTTAATAAACCTGGGGTATTTTCTATAACATGAGTTTGAAATTTTTTTGATTCTTTAAAACTAAACTCATATTGAATAAATTTTTCAATATCATGTATATCTCTAGATTCATTAATTTGTCTAATTGTATTAACTAAAAAAGATGAAATACGAGTTGATGATGTTGATTCAATTTTTTCTTTTCTAGGAGCATATGAAAATTTTATTTTTGCTCCAGATTCGCAATAATATGTAGATTCACCTAAATCATCTGTTTCTAATTCAGTTGATTGAAATGTTAATTTTGATAATTCTACAACACTATTTATTTGTTTATTAGTTTTAGGATCTGTAACTATTATTGGGTATTCACTTCCATATGCAGAAATTCTAGCATTTACTAATAAAGCTTCTTTATCAAATATTGTAATATTATTTATATCAACATCATCTAATATTAATGCATCTAATAATTTATCTAATACAATACCTTCATTTATATATGATGCATTTGTTAATATATCTTCATCATATGCAGTCATATGTCGCATTTCAACACTTCCTTTACTTAATAAATTATCGTTAGGATATATTTTTCCAGCTGATGGAAGCTTAACAATGTCTGCAGGTAATTTTGATTTTTGATTTTTGTCGTATTGTTTTTTTGCTAAATTAATTAAATTGTCGTTATTGTAACGATCTGTCACTTTTGTCATATAAAACTCCTTATTAAAACTTTATTATAAATATATATCATTTAGAAAAGTAGAATATATACATAGCAGTTGTGCCTAATATGCTACCAATAAAGCTAACTGTTTGATTTCGTTCTGATTTTGTATTTTGATATCCAATTCTTTTAGCTAAAGGCCATGCTTTATTAGTTTTTGGTTTTATATATGTGAATGCTAATGTAGGTACTGCCATAAACCATAAACTAGTTATTTTAGGTGGTCTTGTCAATCCTCTAGTATTTCTATATGTATATAAGTATGAACTAAAAAATCCTACTGCAAATGGAAATGAATTAAAATGTTGTTTATATCCTAAATTTCGTCCCATTACATAGTTATGCATTTCAATTGATGTTAAAGGTCCAGTTTTTTCTTTATATAATATTGATAGCTTATTATCTTTCTTATATCCATATACAAAATCTATAGGAATATCTTTAACTATATTATTTTTATGATATAATATCATTAAAGTATCAATATGAACAATATTACCTAATATAGCACGATCTTCGTACCTATATATAGAATCTTGACAAGATATTATATTGCCAACTATTAAACATAGAATTAAAAGAAATTGTTTCATCTATTCTGTTACCTTATTACAGTTGTAACAGATTTTGTGTATATAACTATTTTATTATAAATATTTTAGAACAGTAAAAATGGGAGCAAAAACTCCCATTATTTTTAATTTAATATTTTAATACTGCGTAATCATATGATAACGTTAAGGATATTTCAACTGCAGATTCATTTGACCAATCCATATCTCCAAATCCAGCATCTGAAATAAACGCTCCTACTAACTCCCATTCTTCAATTTTTTCACCAGTTGGTGACAAAGAATAAAATACAATATTTCTTTTATATTTAGACGCACCTGTTGCATATCCGTCTCTACCAGTTAATGATTCGTGATGATTACGTATCCATTTCATAACACTTTGTGCTCCAGATGGAACAATTGCATCATATAATGTTATCGTGATATCTTGCCATCTAGTTTTTCCTTTAACTTTTCTTTCAACGTTAATATGATCTAAAACAACCGTACCATTGTTAACACTAGGTCTTCCAGATGTTTTAATTAAATGAGATGGAATATCTTCAAATTCCATTATGAACCTATTAGTCATTTTAGGTTCCCAATCAAAAGCTTTTGCAAACATGTTTTGATAATCAACTCCAGCTAAATTTTGTTGTAGTTGTGTTTGTCCTTGATTTGGTAATTTTTTAAGTAAGTCTATGTTTATTGACATTGTATATCCTATTTTTATATAAATATATCTATTTCTAGAAATTAATCAGGAAATGAAGCACCAGTTGGTTGAATAGTGAAGTCTAATACAATAAATTCTGCAGTTCTGGTTGGTTGTAAAAATAATTGTCCTACTAAAAAATTCTGATCGATTACATCTGGTGTGTTATTTGTTTCATCCATTATTACCCTAAATGCACTTAAACCAGACTGAGCTACTACGTCTTGTAAATATGGATTTACTATTTGCAAAAATCTATTTCTTGTAGATGCAGTATTTTGTTCAAATACTAAAAATCTTGTTGCAGACGCAATAAATTTCTTAACTGTAATTAATAATCTTCTTACATTTACTCTATCTAGTGCTGATGGTAAAGCTTGTAATGTTTTTTGTCCCCAAATACATACTCCTTCATTTGGAAAATTAGCAATTGGATTTATTCTATTGTCATATAATTCATCACGATCTGCTTGGGATAATCTTATATATGTTTTTCTTACCATGCTTAATCCACCTCTATTTAATCCAGCTGGAGCAAACCATGGATGTGAAACTCTGTCAGTAAATGATAATACGCTAGGTACAACTACAGATGGCGGAACCCATTGTGCATTTGATTCTCCAGCTGATTGTGCTAATACCCATGGATAATATGTTGCAGCGTAACTTGAATTAATTGACTTCATTGTTGTTTTAGCTGCACTAATATTACTAGTTTTAGCAGTTGCATCTAAAACATAAAATGCATCTGCTCTATTTTCACACAACAATATTCCAGCGTTAGTAACTGATGGGTGAAGTTCTTGAAAGACTCCTGGCGTTATTAACATATTAAAATCATATTGATCGGTATTAGATAATGTATTAAATGCATTTTTATATGCAGTTGTTCCAGATTTTCCATCTGCAGAACAATCAAATCCAAAAGTATTTGTTGAAGAAATATTTTCTCCAGAATATTTTGGTAAATTTGGTCTAGCTCCATCAAAACCTCCTTGTATAGGTAAGATAAATTTTCTAGTACCAATTGCAATATTTGCATCTATAGTACCTGCATCTAAAACTATTCCAATACTTCCACTATATGCAGCTCCTGCAGGGAAATCAGCACCACTATCTTGATTCATATCTCCAAGATAGAAATCTACATTAGATCCAGTTGCAGAGCCAGATGTTGGGATTGGCGATAAATAATTTAAATTATTTGTATTAGTAAAATCAAATCCATATGATATATTTGGATTATGTCCTGCGCTTCCAACTTGAGTAGTTATGTTCGCAGCTGCTACAAAATTTACATTGTTACTTCCTGACAGATTAGGTATTGCTGAAGAAAGAGCTTTATATCCAAATGGTATTGCTGCAGGATTAATCTTATTTTCAACTGTTTCAGTTACTTCAATTCGTATATATTTTGAGTTATTTTCATTTGTTCCAGATTCTATTAATCTTTTTGAACTAGGATCTATATACTTATATATATCTCCAATTTTCTTTGAAATATAATTTGGAGAATCAGGATTTATATTTAAATTAGTAAATGACTCTAATACATCTTGATCTGTATCGATATCATCATAATTAAATGGTGATCCTAATATATTTTTGCTATTAACTCCTCTTATAACTAAATCAAATTTACCATACCCAGTTTGTTCTGGATTTTCAGCTGCAGTAATAATATTTTGAATTCCTATCTTAAAATCATAATTTTCACCAGTACCATGAGATAATGCATGTACTTTAAATAAATTTCTTGTTGTTCCACTTATTTTTTGAGATGTAATAAATGGAGTTGATGGAGCTTTAAAGTCTTGTAAAAATTCATAATTACTAATAATTTCTAAACTACTAGTGATATGAGCAATATTATTAAATATACTTGTAATATTTTTATTTTCATATTGTATATATACTGGATAATTTGTAGATTTTGGATTCTTTCCAAATATTTTTTCAACATATGAATTGCTATTTTTATCTAGCGAAGCTGTTACAATTGTATTTTTTCCAATTGTTTCAGAGAATCCTGAATATCCTGGATATGATGCATCTACAGAATATGAACCAGAAATTTGTAATCCAAATGATCCCGACGCAAAATTTGATATACTAGATGAATCAAATATTGATGTATCGGCACTATAATTTATAGCTACAGTTGGATGTAATACATGAGATACTGCACTAACTGATCCAGAATGTGCTAGTATTGCTAATGCACCATCTTTTAATTTATATCCATCTTCATATAATAATCTAGTTACTGTTAATGTTCCAGCGTTATCTAGATATTCTTTTGCTGTAATTGGTAAATATGTTTCATTAGAAATTCCGCCAAATATTTGTTCGAATTCGGCATAATTCTGTACTTTTGTAGGTATCTGTGCTGGTCCTTTAATTGTTGGTCCAATTAGAGCAGCTCCTATTTCTCCTATACCTTGTGGTAAAAATGACTGATCTATTTCTTTAGTAAATACACCTGGCGATATAATTCTTTCGGCCATCGATTATTCTCCTATAATTATGTTTATTATAAATATAATACAAAACTTCCAAAAACTAGTTATTTGGAGTAAATGTTCCAGCTTCTAGATTTATTTGACCATCGCCATATTTATCTTGTAGTGATTTTAGAAATGTTTCTTCTTCTTTTTTTATTTCATCTATTTTTAAAAATATCTGATTTTTATTCTCTTCTACCATGTTTAGTTGATTACTTAAACTTTTTTCATCAATTTGCAATAAACCTAATGTTTGAATAAATTCTGAAAAAGAACTTTGTAACGTTTGAATTTGTTTTAAATCTTGTTTGTCTATTTTTTTTGATTTCATGTTGTAACTTTCTTTTAATTTTATTATAATGAAAATTTATTTATAATCCAAATCTTGATTTTAATGCGTTGTAGTTGTATAACACTTCGTTTGCTGATAAGGCGCGGTTATACACTATAATATTTGATATTTCTCCATTCATATAATATGGACCAGCTCCTGCACCTAATACAGTGCCTGTAAAAAATGATGGATGAGTACCTCTAATAACACCTGTATCACTACTGTTGCTATATACGAGAGTAGAATTAATATAAAGTTTAGAACCAACTATATTGTCTTTAGTAATAGTTAAATTATTCCAAACATTACCAGGTATAGCAGAACTTAAAGTAACATTACGTTGAGTACCACCTACAGTATAGTATACTATATTTCCTGCATCATTTACTAATATTCTGGATCTTCCGGGGGTTTGAACTGATATTTCATTCATTAATCCATGAATTCCGCCACCACCACCACCGGTGGTTTTAAACCAAATATTAATAGTAATATTAGTTTGAATATTTGATTCAGCAACTCTACCATTTAGTTCAATAGTATCATCAACACCATCAAAATCAAAACTTAATGGTAGATTGGATTGAAAAGTAGTACCATCTAAACTACCAGTATTTGTAGTATCTATTGTATTAAATGATTTAGTACCAGTTCTAGGATAACTTACTCTATTAGCAGGATCCATATTAAACACTAGTCCATCCACTATGATTGGGGTTGATATTGAACCTCTTCTGATTCCCATATTATATTGATTTTATTATTGTTTTAATATTATAACCTGCATTTGTAGAGAAAGCTGCCAATTGTGCTTGACTTTCTGATATATGAACTTTCATCACTAAATCTGATGTTGAGCCAATATCAGTTGTGGTAGTCTCTGTGAAATTAAGACTTGAACCATTCCATACAGACATTATGTTTCCTGCACGTGCGTTTGACCCCGAATGAGCAGTGTATTCAAAGAATGCTCCTCCGTATGAACTTGTATCCAATCCATAAATTGACTGCGTTACGTTAGCGTTATTAGAACTTATGACTGCGGTTGTGTATAAAGATTGTGGTGATTTGCCTATGTAAACTTCTCCTGAAGCTGATGCTTCTAGTACTGGAAGACCTGATCTATCGTTTGCGGTAAATATAGTTCCGTCTAAATCATCGTCTACTGAAAATAATGTACCTTCTGATCCTATTACTTCAAATACTGTTGAACCTGAACTTTGAACAGTTAAAGAACTTGATATTTGATCTCTTATTACAACAGATCCGGAAAAGAAAGCTTCACCATCATCTCGAATATGGAATAATTTAGTTCCGCCTGTATTAGTATATTGACCATCATATACACTTAATCCAAATGAAGATGTAGCTGCATCAGTTGAATATGTATTCAACCCAAGAATAGCAAGTCTAGATGCCATTGTGTCTGGTCCTGCTGCATTATTATTAACAGTGCTTCCTAAATATGTCCGGCCTGCTGATGAACCCTGTAGTAATGCACCACTATATATTTGTAAATGGGTTGGTCTTAATCTAGTGCCATATCCACCTTCTATATTAAACCCACTACCACCTGTTGCACCTGTACCACCTGTTGAAGCAACATAATTTAGATTTGAAGTAATCCCTGAACTGGTAATACTACCTATCGAAGTAATTCCTGATCCTGATACTATTAATGAACCTGTTATTTCAGCATCTCCGGAGAATGGGAATGGTGTTGATGATATACCTGTTAAAGCTGAACCATCACCTATGTAAGATGAAGCTGATACTTGGCCTTGAATCTTTACCCCACCATCAGAAAGTGAGCCTGATATTAATGTAAAACTATTACTATTTCCAATTCTAAGTTGGTTTGTTTCTCCTGCTATACCTAAACTACCTGATCCTATTGTTATGTTTCCTGTTCCTGTTGTTTGGGATGCTCCTGCATAATGACCTATTCCAATATTATCATCAGCGGTAGTATAATATAATGCAGAATAACCTATAGCAACATTAGAATCCCCATCTGCATTTTCATGTAAAGCACCTCTACCTATACCTACATTTTCAGTTCCCCTTTCCATTTTATAACCAGGCTGCCTACCAATGAATACATTATAAGAATAACCACCAGTAGTAACTGTTCCTCCTCTACCTGCATCTTCACCAATTAATACATTAGCATTAGATGCATTAGTCCCCAAATTATATCCTGCTTGATAACCAATTATAACACCTTTATCACCGGTAGTATTTGTGTATCCTGCTTGATAACCTACTATTACATTACCGTTGGCATTAACAGTTGTATTATTCCCAGCCCCCTCACCTAATATTACGTCATTTGTATTAAGTCTAAATGCATTAAATGATCCTGATATTACTAATGAACCTGTTATTGAAATATCTCCTGTAGCACTTGCACCTGCTGTAACTACTTGTGCTAATGTTGGTGTTGAACCTGCAGGTAAATTTGT